AGAAGAGCCAAACCTATCCGAAGATCAAATCCGCCAACAACTTTTACAGCGTCAAAAAGAACAACCAGTATTGATGCAAGGTATCAATCCCGAACAAGAAGCTCAAAAAATTAAAAATCGTTATTATAGAGATTAAATTATGGCACAAAGATTTTACGAACCAATTGCAAGAATATTTACTAACGCTGGAGCTGTTGGCGTTGGCTACAAATATTTTTTCTATCAAACTGGAACAACAACGCCAGTTACAACTTATCAAAATGCTGGCTTAACTGTCGCAAATACTAACCCAGTTATATCTGACGCAAATGGTCGCTTTCCTGAGATTTGGTATTCTGATTTATCTCAATTAAAGCTTATTGTTAAAGATTCTTCTAACAATACTATCGAAACAGTTGATCCAGTTGGCGCAAGCTCTTCTGCTGTTTCTTTAAATGACTTTGACGTCCGCCCAACTTCTTACTGGGGCTTAACTGCTGGCACTTCCACAGCTTTTACTTTAATTGCAAATCCAACAATTAGCGCCTACGCTAACACTCAAACTTTTGTAATTCAGCCACATCTTAATTGCGGAAATAGCCCAACTTTAGCAATTGATGGATTATCTGCTTTAAATTGGAAGAAATATACACAGCAAGGCACAAAAGTTGCATTAAAAGCAAATGATTTAAGAGCCAGCCAAAGATACTTTTGTATTAATGATGGCGTTGATATTGTTTGCTTAAATCCTTCTTCTTTGCCGATTCTTTCTGGCTCTGCGACAGCTTTAACAATTGCAACTGGAGCCGTAATTTTAACTAATAATTCAAGCTCTTATGTTTTAGATACCGAAGGAGCCGCTGCAACTGATGATTTAGATACTATTAATGGCGGGCAAGATGGACAAATTATTTTTGTTAGGAATACTAATGATGCAAGAAATGTAGTTCTTAAACATGCAACTGGCAATATTTGGAATCCTCAAAATAATAACGCCACAACAAGAGATATTACCTTAGATTTAACAACTGATTTTGTTGTATTAAGATATGACTCAATCACATCTAAATGGATAGTTATTTCAAGTTCATTTAACAATTTTGTTAATTCTAAAGCAACTAATGGTTATACATATTTGCCAAATGGGTTAGTTATGCAATGGGGATTACAATCTTCTGTAGGTTCTAGCGGCTCTACAGTTACATTTCCAGTAGCTTTTCCGAACGCTCTTTTATCTGTGATGCTAACACCAACAGCAAGCGCATCTGTTATGGCAGGTTGTACTAATTTTACCACTACCAATTTTTTCATTTCATATTCAGGCTCTCCCGAAACTCGTGATTGGAGATGGATCGCAATTGGATATTAATTAAACTCACTACATAAAATGACATTTTTAGTAAAATATAATTCAGAAACCACAATTGTTGGCGGATATTTTGAAAAAGGAAAACAATATTTTGCGAATATTGTTGATGAACAAAATAAAACAATAGACGGAGAGCCGTATATTGAAATTGAAAAAAATGCACAATTTTCAGAAAAAAAAATGTGTGTAATTAATGGAGTTTATCAAGAATATGTAACGCCTGATAGTGTTTTGTTAGAGCAAGCCAAAACAACTAAAATAGCGCAATTAAAAGCCAATCGGATTAGCGAAATGGAAGTTAAAACCCCAAAACCAAGTTCATTGCAAGTTTATGAAATTGATGGAGTTTTCCGCACTTTTAAACTTAAAATTTCTGACATAGCAATTTTAAATTCTCGAATTATTCGACTTCAAAATGCTATTGCTGGCACTACGGCGCAATGGACAGATATTGACAACAATAGATTAGATTTAAATTTAGATCAATTTAAAACTTTAGCAAATCATTTAGACGTTAGAGATCAAAATTTATTTACTCTTTACATCGAAAAATTAGCGGAAATAAACGCTTGCACAACTTTAGAAGAATTAAACAATATTAACATTGATTTTTCATAAATATGGCAGTTAGCGGCACAAATACATTTTCCCAAACAAGAAACGACATAATCAATAGAGCCTTATCAATTCTTGGCGTTAAAACTCGTGGAAGGGCTTTAACTGCCGAAGAGGTAAATGAGGCTTCTGATGCTTTAAACTTGTTTGTAAAAGGCTTAAAAAGCGAAGGGATTTATCTTTGGAAATATGCCGAAGGAACTTTGTTTTTAACAGTAGGGCAAGAAAGCTATTTAATTGATGGCTCAACCGCAAACGCAACTGAATCATTTACGCAAACAACAACAAGTGCAGCTGCTTTAAATGGCGCAACGGCAATTGTAGTTACAAGCGCAACTGGCTTTACTGCGGGTTATTTTGTCGGTGTAATGAAAGATGATGGTGATATTTTTTGGACAACTGTTGCCAGCGTTGCAGGAACAACAATTAATTTAGATGATGCTTTAACTGATGACGTTTCAAGTGGCGCAACTGTTTTTGTTTATCAAGCTAAAATTACTCGTCCTGAAGCAATAACATCAGCAAGAAGGAGAAACTCTTCGGGTTATGATACTCCTTTAAACGAACTAGCTAGAAGCGATTATTTCAATCTTTCCCAAAAAACAGTTACAGGGCAACCAACTCAATTCTATTATGATAAGCAATTAAGTTACGGAACTTTCTACTTATACCAAGCTCCTGATGATGCAACCAACACAATCAAATTTACATTTCAGAAAATGTTTTTTGATTTTACAAGCGGAACTGACAATCCCGATTTTCCAATTGAATGGGCAGAGACTTTAGCGTTTGGTTTAGCTTCTCGCTTAACCTATGATTATGGAATTGATAAAACAAAAGCGGAATTGATTAAAAGGACTGCCGATGAAATGCTTCGTAACCTTAAAGGCTACGATAAAGAAGATTCAGTTTATTTTGTACCAACCTATAATTTATACCAATAATGCTTCAACCAATCCATTTTGGAGTAAATTCATATAAGGCAAAAAGCGGCTTAATTTCAGCAGAAAGAATGTTAAATTGTTATGCCGAAATAACTCCTCAAACAAGTGCTTTTCCAAATATGGTTTTGGGGACTGCTGGGCTTACTGTTTGGAAAGACACTGGGGTTTCTTTGCCTGTTTATGGAATGCGGGTAATGGGCGAAAATCTTTATGTAGTTGTTGGTAATAAAGTTTATAAAATAGATTCTTCAAAAACAACAACTCTTTTAGGAGAAATCAACACAGAAATTGGCAATGTAATAATGACTGACAATGGCGATCAAGTTACAATTGAGCTTCCAAACGGCATTACTTATTATTGTACTTCTACTGCTTCATCTTTAACGCAAATTACCGTCGGTGGCTTTAATGTTTCAGGATCAGTTACAACCCTAGACGGATTTACAATATCCGCTTTTCTAAATAGCAATGAGTTTCAATGGTCAGATGTTAATCAAACAGAAATTTGGAACGCTCTAAACGCCGCAACTGTCGAAGCTAACTCTTCAAAAATAGTAAGAGTTTATCAAAACAATTTAGAGCTTTGGTTTTTTAAAGAAGATATTATCCAAGTGTTTTACAATACTGGATCGGGCTCACCTCTGTTTCAAAGAAAAGAAGGTGTTTATATTGAAAAAGGCTGCGCCTCCAAATATTCAGTTGCCACAATGGACAATTCATTTTTCTTTTTAGGAAATGACAGAATTGTTTATCAAACTATCGGTTATCAATTAAAACCAATTTCAACTTTTCCAATTTCACAAGAAATAGAAACTTATACAACAATTGACGATGCAATTGGTTTTACCTATGTTCAAGACGGACATAAATTTTATTGCCTAACTTTTCCAAGTGCAAACAAAACTTGGGAATATGATATTACAACCGAACTCTGGCATGAAAGAGAAAGCGTTAATAATGGAGGCAAAGATGAAAGATGGAGAGCTAATTGCCAAGCTTATTTTGCAGGCAAAAATTTAATTGGTGATTTTGAAACTGGAATTATTTACGAAATAGACCCTGATGTTTATAAAGAAAACGAAGCAGTAATTAAAAGAGAAATTATTGGGACAACAATGTTTAAAAACTTTGCAAGAATGTCTTTAAATAAGTTTGTTGTGATGATGGACACTGGGATAGGAATTGCAACAGGACAAGGCGTTGATCCGCAATTAGTTGGTAGATTTTCTGATAATGGAGGCAAAACCTATACTGATGAATTATGGCAATCAATAGGTGCAGAAGGTTCTTTTTTAACAGAAGTTGTTTGGACAAAAATAGGCGGAAAAGCCCGCTCTTTCATTGCTAAGTTAAATTATAGCGAGCCAACTAAGTTTCAAATTGTTGGGGCATTTGTGGAGACTGAAACAGAAGATGATTAATTTGCCAAATATTCAACAACCAATTGTAGAAAAAAATAATATTGTAAAGCCTGAATGGAATACTTTTTTTCAGCAAATAAAAACAACAATAAAAACTGATTTATTAGTTGATATAGGAGTACCAAATGCAGGGCAACCTTTAGCAAAAGAAAATGGCGAGATTAATTCAGTTTGGTTTTCATTTTTTGAGAAAAGCTACAAAACAACTGGCGCAACTTTTGGCTTACCATCAGCGCAAGAAAAGCTAGGGAGAAATTGGAATAACTTTTTTCAAAACATGTATCAAGAGTTAAAATAAAATCTTGATTTTTTTTATTAACACGGCAAAATTTATTACATTGAGTAAATGTAAAATTATGGCTATAAAAACATTTACTTATTATGGGTGGATTATCAAACAAATATAAAGGTTTATCAGGTGTAGAGCCTACTGCTGAAGAAATAGGTGCATTGCCACTTACTGGCGGTACACTAACTGGCAGTCTTAATTTTAGCGGAAATGGATTAAAAGTTACTGGCGATTTTTCAAACGCAACTCGCGCAAACCGCCTTGCCATTCAAACATCAACTGTAAATGGAAATACTAGAGTTCCTATACTGCCAAATGGAACTTCTCGCCTTGCTGGCATAGATTGCCACGATGGCGTTGATGCTGATAATTCTTCATTTTTACAAGTCCATTCTGACGGCACAAATAATCACGCTGGCTTAAACTCTGCTAAAATTGGCACTGGCACAACTAAAGATTTAGTATTTCAAATTGATAGTGTTAC